CGACGAGAATATGAACTACTCTACAGAGTGTAGACTAAGAGTATGTAGCAATTTTCAGCTAGGAGTGCCTGTTTGACTTGACACCGCATAACCTACCTTCTATACTAACACACCACATAATCTACAGCGGATGCCCGGATTCACCGACAAATGTCGAACCAGCATTTTCATTATAAGAACCGCGAAGAAATTACCCCTACCAATGCTGCATAGTGTGCCTACTGCACAGTGCCATTAATGAAGTAGAAAACAACAGGGCGACGCACGATCATACGCCAGACTAAGCCGTCCTGCACTGGATAGCTGATTATGGTAGCCTCATCAGACTGACCGGCGAATATTTCTGAATACTCAACCCATAACCACGACTGCTCAGTCGCTGTTATAATAACCTCCCTGCCACTCTCACTAAAGAAGGCTGGACCTGGGTTAGGCTCAATGCCAAAAACCGTCAGATCCTCAACGAATTCATCTTTTCCACAATGCTCACTTTTAGCTAGATCGGCCTCAACATCAATGTCGTACCCGTCGCTATACTCGTGATCTGGTAATCGATGATCAATCAGCGGATTATTATATTGCTGATCGGTGTAGCGGTCATCCCCGATGACTCGCTGCCAATTCGAACCTTCACCTCCAAAGAAATCCTGACACTCTTTCTCGAAATCTAACTCTCTCGCCTCCTCACTAACTAATCGACTTAACCCCGAACGACGATCGACACACTTACGATTAACTTGCAACTTTTCATAGAGATGCGGATTATCAAGTGACAACATAGCATACTTACTGTCATCACCTCCCGCAAACAACTCCTTCCCTGTCACAATTCGCCTCGCATATCTTAGCTGGCTGGCTGAACACTCACTCAACTTCATAAGGTTCTTAAGCTCTAAGCCACGGAATGAAAAAGTGAGTACATCATCAGGTGCCTGATTGGCTGTAATCTGCCAATTAGCTGGGTGGAGCACTGTCTCAACAGATGCACCATCCGGTAGAAGTGGACAGCTTGCAAGCTGCACCTTCAACTCTACTCTCTTCCTGATATCACTCACATGCTTCTCACTCTCTAAACTAATTTTCGTCCCTATGGGTCTAAACGGTGGTTTTGTACGCCCTTCTGCGTACCATGCAGTTCTAAGACTATGTGCTAACGTCAACTGGTAGCGACTAACGCCGCGTTCACTATCATTCTTAGGGCTGAGCGATAGCTTGACTCCAGGAGGTAGTTCCATGCCCAGACCACCCATCGTGGCTGGTAGGTAGTAGTTCAGACACATTCCATTGGGCAATGTAACCGACTTCTTCAACTCCTCATTATTATACACAATAAATCTCCTATCTGCACGATTCTTGTTGTTTGCACCATGCAAAACTGACTGATGAAGGCAATGTATAGGTTTAAACCGTCCCTCCGCGACACTCGCTACTTTACTTTGTCCAAGTAGCATGCCGACGTTGAAGAATGGTATATAACGTGTTTTGCAAAACCCTTTCCGACCCTGGTAGAATAGAGCACTATTGACTGTGCCATACTTCCAGTGAAAGAAGTTCTTACCTGCGCTAGGGGTGAGACCAGCTTCATGTAGCGTATCCAACCATGCTTGATACTGCACAGCATTACACTTAAACATGATATCGTCACCGTTGACCAGAACATTTAATTCCTGGAAATCAACAGTGTCGGGCTCAACACTTAACCAATAAACAATTAGATTGATTAAACATAACACAGGGAACGAAAGGTTCGAACCCATTAACTGACCATTACGCTGCATCACTGGCTCAGGGCCAAACGGACCGTACTCTATCCTATGCTCATATAAGACGCGTTCATATATCTGAGTAACATAAGCCTGATGATCACGATCAGATAACACCACAAAAGACTTGTCCTCTGTGAGAATCTTATTAATCATAGCACACAGTACTAGCTTCGTAAGCTGAATACTGATGTTATCAGTGGCAGCAGAGAAATCACCAGAGGCAATCCATCTACTATCCGAACGACATCTACCCCCGTAACTCATGAACTCACTTACAATACCTTCAGTGAGTGGAGTACCTATTAGCCTAAAAATTGGTAAGGCCTTGAGGGAGCTATGCATACATTTCTGCATAGCTTTCGCAATTGAGTATTCTACCGCATTCCCCGCCGTGATATTCCTAACCTTGAGTGGTTCGAGCACAGAGTAAACCTTAGCCTGACAGTACCCCAGTGTATCTGAGTCCATTTGGGAACTCAATAACTGATGAAAGTAGTGTGGCTGGTAACCACTACGCTCAGTGACTCCAAGATGTGGACAGAAGTCCATCTTCAAAAGGTCATCATCATCACAATCCGCATCCTCCACGAGCCCTCTCTTCTCGGTATACGTAGCCCGATCTGTGACTGGTATACTACCATACAACTCTTCGAAGAAGGCATTGAAATCATCGACATTATTCATACGACGATACACCTCCATCAAATACGGCACAGCCTCATCATTAGGCGAGTACCATGCCATGAGCGCATCAGCCTTCCAATTGTCATTCGACTTTGGTATCAGGCCCTGCTCGAACTCACACGCACGTGCATATTGATAGTCTTCCCTCCACAGCTTACCACGTTTACCTCCCTTGCCCTTCTTATTCATAAAGGTCTGTCCCAGCATTGCGCGCTTCGCGCCACCGTGACACCTAGAATTCTCATAGCAAGCATTAGAGGAATACTCGTGTACAACATCCAACCTCGAAAATTCCATCCTATTCACTATCGCAAGCAACCGCGGTGTGAACTTCGACAAAAAATCTTCCGAGCACTCTTTTCCCATCCTACTGATGGTCGCAGCGTGTTTTTCCTGCGACGCCAGAATAAAATCCGGCGGTACCACCGACGCACAACGCTTCACTTGTGCAATCGACCAGAACAGGTGCTGA